TTTACATCCCACATGATGGCCACAGAAAACAGCTGAGGAGAGGGAGGACCCCCAGGATCTTGAACCTGGAAGATGGCCTAACAAGGCCCTCCGTCACTAAGCTGCCCCTGCTTCGACAAATACCTCAGAAGACAATGCCACTGGTCCGTGTCAAACCGGACTTAGGGGTCGATCCCCCGTGACAAGGTCTTCTGTACTTACCTTACTCCCGTTGGAACTAGTTCCATACCGGGGAAAGATGAGTCAGGAGACCAAGAACGAGCATTCTTTAGGATTTGCGACCGAAGCCGCGCAGCCTTAGTAACGTCATTCTTGGTATCAAGGGCCTCCGCAAGGGGACCCCACTGGAAGTCCATACCTCGCATCAGCTCGTTCAACTGGTCTACTGTGAAGTGAGACCAGTCGGTATTTTCCCGAATGGATCGGGTTGAATAATGCTCTACTTCAGCGTTCACTAACTCAGTCAGGGTTAGGATGTAAATCCAAAACCCAGGACTAAGGATAGTGATAAGGGCAGGGTAGCCCTTAGCAACACCCATCCAATGTCCGTAAAAGTGGCTTAAAGCCTCTTTACTTCGTTGGAGGGCATTATCACGTTCCATTCTGTTGAACGATGTAATCGTCCACAGAACGGCATGTGCTAATCCAGGATGTAACCAGCCCCCCCAAACACGCGATTGATTTGCTATAGCAATCCAACCGGCAAGGGGGAGTTTGAAGCATCCTGAGGGACCCAATGTTGCAATAACACTTGCAAAGGCCGCGGCCCGCTGTGACTTATTGTCATAGTAGGCTAAGACCTTTGTAAGTGAACCCACAACCTGGTATGGTAATAGATCAAACAACTTGTCGTGTATATCCTGATACAGTCCCACTAAAAACGATCCGTTTCGGAACGCTTTAAGTAAGGCCTTAGCCCCCACCGGACTATAATCATAGTTCGGGGTGGTCCAGCGTTTTGCAAATTCGCAAAACCCGGAATCAGAGATAACTGACTTCGTTAGATTAATCTCCACACCTAGGCTGACCATTAGTGCTAGATAACTCTTCGCTACTATCTCATCGGCAATGACAATGTCATCACCAAGGAGAGCATAGTGAGGGAACCATCTAGTCCAACCAACTCGCATAGCCGCCACTTGTACTAACACATGATGTGTCAGAGCAAGTATTGCCCATGATGAGTAGGCTCCTATAGGTTGTCCAGTACCATAAAGATACTTGACACCCTTTAGGAACCAACCTCGAGCGGTCAGCAGCATCCTCCACGAGTATCCAAAGGTAGAATTCGAAAGAAAACTAACGATGGTCTCCTGGAGAATAACTGGTAAACGGTCAGTGGCTGCGGACAAATCAAAGGACCACACAGATCCCTGGAAGCGTAACTTATTCTGTCGGAGACGGTTGAGAGGTGCGTGTTGATCGTGAGTACCGTCTTGACGAATTGTACGGAGAATTCCGAACAAGAAGTCATGAAGTGGTTTCAGTAAACACTGAGTCCACCAATCGGTAATCGCAATTACACGAATCTTCCCAGCCGCTTCCTCCAGAGTATGTAGGCGACCAGTTATCAATGTTTTCCATTGAAGTGTTGCAACAAGGGCTAACCCAGTGATGCTCCCCAAACAAATAACATACAACGTGACGTACCACGGAGCTATCTTCGAAAAGAAGTATAGCAATGTTGGGGCCTGTAAAAAGGCCACAGCATCAAGTGGTGCACACCATGTAGCATGTTTTCCGTTTGGTCCAGCTGACACCGAGAAAAGCCACTCAAAAGTAGGCACATACTTACCTTTCCATTCTGAAAAGTACCGACGTAGTACTAGAAGAATCTCACCTTGGCAACCATGTAAAGTCTCCAAAGAGGCCGTACACGGATCGACAATGGTCGAGATCTTTAATACTCCCGGGAGCTGGATAACTCGGTAGAGGGACAAGACAGTGAGGACACCTTTAATTACCGCCCGATTCCACATGTGGATTTCCACACGTAGTATCGGAGGGATAATTGATGGGATTCCCCACTTATCTCGTTTCACCAGAACTTTACCATTTTGAATGGACTGAAGCTCTGGCTTACCGGTTAGAACCAGAATCACCAGGCGAACCGCCTCCTTAAGATATTGAACGGCCATTGGCCGCCCAGAATCTCTAATGAGAAGGTAAACCCGGTACCCGAGGAGAGTAAAGTTTCTTCGGTATATGTCTAGGCAGGTAACTGTGACTAGGAACGACACGATGGGAACCACCTCACGAAGGCGGATCCAAGGTGAAGAAGTCCCTATTTTACCTCCAAACCGTCGATTATTCATTGTGAAAGCGATGAGTATGAGATTGGTTAGAGGCAACTTGGGGCCTACGTCATTTGACCGAGAGGTTAGGGTGCTAGCCTTCTCTCGGGGGAGCGGTTTGGAAAACGCTTCTCCCTGATTGGCTATGTATCCAAGTTGAGTGAGTCTATCACTATCAGCCATAGGCGGGCGCTCAATCACGAGCGCCTTTGAGAGGATCGACCGAAGTCGAATCTCCACCACCTGGGGTCCCTGGCCGGGATTCAGTATTAGAGTCGATATTACACCCAATTATGTAAGATCGGGGTCCATACTATTGATCCTCATTCTGAG